GCGCCACCTCGACAATGTTTCCCAAGCCGAAAGCGAAAACGCGACCGGCATTCATGGCTATGGATCGATCTTCCGGCTGTTTGATATGGAGAAGTCCGGCGCCGGGTTAACGTGGGATTTCTTCCACCCAGAAAGGCCACGCCCTGACATCGTGCGCTACGTGGAAGACCGCGACCTGTGGCGCTTCAAACTTGTAGGGTCCAGAGAAGTAGCGGCGCTGATTTTCAGCTACGACTACAATTTCGAGAATTGGGACCGGCTGGCGATGCAACTCGATTCACCGAATGGCCTAACCGACGCGGTAAGCGAAGGCTCGGCAATCGAGCGTAAACACCACAAGGACGTTGCCGAGCTGGTGAAAGTCACGAAGCGACGTATGGTCATCGGCGGCCAGGAAGTGTGGTGCGCAAACCTGCCCTATACACTCACATCGGACGCGGGAAATTTGATGGCCCAAGGTGAGCCGTTTGCGGCTTGCTATTGGGACACGCCAGACGGCCGGGTTTTCTCTCTGCGCTCAACGCCGGAAGGCGCGGACGTGTCGGAGATCGCCAAGGCTTACGGCGGGGGCGGGCATCGCAATGCAAGCGGCTTCAGGCTCGCCCATGGGGTGCAGCCATGAACCCCACGGTTTACATCACAGGCGGGCTCACGCTCGCCGTCGCGGTCATGTACGGGCTTTGGACCTACCAGATCAAACAGGCCCGCGCCGAACGGGACGCCGCGATTGCGATGGTCGACGTGTCGATAGGCCAGGTCAACCAAGCCAAGGCCGTCAACGAGGCCAACCTAGCGGCCCTGGAGGCCGTCAAAGCCAGCGTGGTGGCCGCACAGGCCGCCCGCGTCAAAGCCGAGGCGGACGCGCATAAGCGCTCCGTCGCCCTCCAATCAGCCCTGAAAAGGATAGCCAATGCCCCGCAAACCGATGACGGCCCTGTCGCGCCTATTCTTCGTGGTCAGCTTGACGAGCTTGGCCGGTTGCAGTTGGTGGCCCCAAGCAACCCAGCCGCCGACCGTCCTAACGAAAATCCAGGTGGAACGGCCGGTGATCCCGTCCCTGTCCTGTCCACCCCAGCCGACCCCGCCAGGCCCTAGCGCCACACAGCGCGACGTGGCGGCCTATGTGCGCCAGCTAGCCGCGTGGGGCGAGACCTGCGAGGCCAAGCTGGCGGAGGTCAATCAGGCTTTGCGGGGGACACAATAGCGGACAATCTCCCCGCCAAAAACCTCGCCACATTCCCAGCCCCGTGGCCCAATAGGCCCGCAATCGTAAGGCTTTGCGGGGCCGGGGAAGCGGACAAAGAAGCGGACAAACCACATGTTCGCTTAACGAACATATGCTAGATCAAGGCTCGCCATCATGCGGGCCTTTTTTCGTTACAAATCCTTGCCTTGCCTCGCCGCTCCGCGCACTGCTTGGCTGAGCCGCGCACAACCTTGCCACGCCTTGCTATACCCGACACTGCCACGCATTGCCTGACAATGCCTTGGTATGCCTTGGTATGCCTTGGTATGCCTTGCAAGGCGCTGCCTTGCGCAGCCTCGCAATGCGACGCAGAGCCCGGCCCCGCCCGGCATTGCCATACCTGGCCGGTCTAAGCTGCGATTGACAATTCCTTTTGCTCTTTCCAACTCGTGACCTTGAATTTGCCGAACGGCCCCTTAGTGGACGGCCTGAAGTCGCCCAAGCCGATCCGCGCTCCGGCGTCGTCGATCACGTCACGCAGCAACTTGACCGTGATGATTTTTGTGTCCACGTTCGCCGTGAACCGCAGCGCCCAATCGTCGAACATCGGACGATGGCAAAGGATGCGCCCGCCGGTCGCTGGAATTCGGACCGCCCGCGTATCGACGCGCCACGGCTCTTTGTTGCGGATGTCGTACTCGGTGCCGTCAAGGTCGAGACACGCATAAAGCAGCGACGATTTGTTCGTCGTAAGCTGCGCCTTCCCGACCTTGTGAAACCTGCCACCCTCGACCAGACAGCGGAGCAAATTCGGCTGTGGAATCGTCGGCTTGTCGTTGAGGCCGATATACAGCTTCGATTGTGCGACTTCCAGCGGGGTGCCACGATCAGCCCCGGCAGCGCTTGACCGTGTGCCGTTGCTGGATGCCGCCGCCGCCGCGTCGGTGAATTTGTTGCAAATGAGGGGTGTTACGCCAGTAATTTCAATCTCGACTCGCATTCCGTCTCTCCTTGGTTAAAACCTTGCCTTGCTTCTCGTCGCCACACATTGCCTGGCCCCGCAACGCGGCGCCTAACAAAGCTATGCATTGCCAAGACGCGCACCGCCCTGCAACGCCGTCTCCTTGCCTTGCTTCGCCGAACAACGCCCGGCGTTGCCGATCCGTGCACCGCAAGGCATTGCCACGCGACGCAGGGCCATTTTCAAAATATCCACTCACTCCCCCGCCATCGCCCGCAACGCGATCCCGCGCTTCTTCAGCATCGCCCGCACATCGTCCCACACGCCATCGTGCGGGCCTTTTTCATTGCGATTACCGTGTGAATGTAGACCCGCAACCATCGCCTAAGCCTGGCATGTTTGCGGCCCTTCGCGGCCTTGTAGCGGGCGCGAAGGGTTTGCAGTTCGCGCCGGTTCATTGGGCTGCAATGCTGAAAAGGTCTTCGCTGTACGCGTCGGATTCCGTGAGGTATTTCGACGCCTGCCGCCAATAGCTTTCCTTCAACTCAATGCCGATAAACTTCCGGCGCTCGCGAAGCGATTGCACACCCTCCGATCCGATTCCCATGAACGGGCTTAGAACCGTGTCTCCCGGATTGCTCCACAACACCAGGCACCGCGTAATCAGATCGAGCTGCAACGGGCAGATATGGCGTTCGTCGGCGTGGTCGCGGGCCATCGCGACGTTGAGCGTGTTCGTTTGGCTGATATCCATCCAAACCGGGCTCGCCCATTTTTGCCATTGCGACACAGGGAACGCGGCGGGCTTTTGTTCCACCGGGTCGGCGTTTTCGCCGGGTGCGCGGAAGACGCAAATCGTGTCCGCAATACCGGCGCGGGAACGGGTGCTGTCCTTCTGAAGTTGCTTGTAGAGCAACCCTAGCGCCTTCGTTCGCGTCATCTCAACTACCGGATCGCGCCAAACCGTAATGCGCGAATGATAGATCCATCCGGCTTCGACATGGGCGCGGATGATATCGCCGGGGAAGTCCTTCAAACCGATAACGCCATCTTTCCATTTGGAGCTTGGCAAATCCGAGCAGTGAACCGCCGTCAAACGGCCCGGCTTTGTGATGCGCAAAAGGTCTTTGACCGCGTATGTGTAGTGCTCGAAAAACTCGCCGTTGTCCTGGCAATTGCCCATGTCCGCCTCGCTGTCCGAGTACACGAACAGATTCGCGAACGGCGGCGAGTAGACCGAAAAGTGAATGCATTGATCCGGCAACTGGCGCAATACGTCCACGCAATCGCCGTGGTACGCGGTGAAGCGTTCGCCGTGGGTTTCATTCAGGCAACGGATAACCATGTCGGCAGTCTCCCTTTGTGGTTCGGTTCATAGGCAAGTTTGGTTTTCTTGGTATGATCGCCGGCGCGGCGCATCGCATCCGCCATCGCACGTTTCATCATGGCGTGGTCGGCGGACTTCCGGTCGATCACGCGCCCGATTTGATCCTCGCCTTCGGCCACGGCCAGGTGAACCTGTACCGGGCTCTTTTGCCCGAACCGCCAGCAACGCCGCACGGCCTGATACCAAGCCTCATAGCTGAACGTCCGCCCGACGAATGCCACGTTGGCGCAGTGCTGCCAGTTGACGCCGTAGCCAGCGATTGACGGCTTGGTGATGATGACGCGGGCGTGCCCCGTGGCGAATGCGTTCAAAGCCTCTTCCTTGGCCTCGATCTTCATCGATCCGCGCACCTCGATTGCATCTTTGATGCGCGCCTTGAGTGCGTCGGCTTCGTGGTCGGTGTCGCACCAGATAACCCACGGCTCGAGCGCGTCCACCTTCTCTGCAATGCAGTCGGCCCGCGCGCCGGTTGTTTGCCGCTTCACATCGAACATGGATGTAGCGCTCACGTCCAAGGCGAATAGGCTGTCTTTGTGAATTGGGACGTCGCCCGCAACCTTGTGTTTGTGAATGGTCATCTTGGGCAGGATGTACTCGCTGGCGTCATAGCCCATGTCGGCGGGCGTTTCAGCCATGCGCGACCACGACGCCATCCAATCCCAGAATGGCTCGATTGCGTGGCCCTTCAATCTCCACTGTTGCGAGGCTTCCTGCGTATCGTTGACGAACCATCGCGCCAGCATTTCGGCTTGCGGCATGATCGAGAGGAAGTCGGAATGGTTGCCAAGCTCCATGTGATCGTTCGGGGCTGGTGTTGCCGTTGCGGCAAGGCGGAACCTGTGCCCCTGAAATGCGTTGATCAGTGCGCGCGTGGTTTTGCCTGTAAAGCTCTTGAGGATTGAGCTTTCGTCTAAGACGATCGATCCGAAGGCGTCCGTGTCGAGTTTGTCGAGACGGTCATAGTTGCAGATATTGATCCCGGATCGTGCTTCGGATTGGTCGCGGATCACGCGGGCGTCATATCCAAACCGTATCGCCTCGCGCTCGATTTGCTTGGCAACGGCCAGAGGCGTCAAGATCAACGCCATGCCGTTCGTGGATTGCGCCGCATACTTGGCAAACTCAAGCTCGCAAAAAGTTTTGCCTAGGCCGGTATCGAGGAACAGCCCGGCCCGGCCTTGGCGCAGGCAAAACTCGGTTGCGTCGCGTTGGTGGGGTTTCATCATCGCGTGCATGTCGGGCGGATCGTCTAACCCTGTTGCGTTCACGCTTGGCGCTTTCTTGGCCAAGAAAGCCTTATATTCCGGCGTCATTCCCGTCTCCCTCAATTTCAAAAACTCTTCCCGCAACGCGGCGATGCACACGTCATACGATTTGCGCAGATCATCGGCGGCATCGTAGGTCACTCCCCCGCCATCGCCCGCAACGCGATCCCGCGCTTCCGCAGCATCGCCTGTACGTCGTCGTAAACGCCGTCATGGGGCTGGAACTCCCCCGCCGCCCATCGCTTGACCGTGCGGATGTTGACCCCGAGGGCGCGGGCGAGCGGGGCTTTCCAGCGCTCGCCGAATAGGGCCTCGCCGTATTGGATGATTGGCGGGCGGGTGGGCTTGCGGGTCATTGCGATCCTCGAATGAAATGGGGCGACCCGCGAAGGCCGCCCCGGTTGCTTACTCAGCCGCGAGGTAATTCGCGGGGACCATGTTCGCCAGTAGCTCGTCTTGTGCTTCCCTG